TGTAGTTGATCCGAGGCTCGAACTCGGGACCTTCCGTGTATAAGACGGGTGCTCTAACCAACTGAGCTAATCAACCATTTGCATAGAGTGGGATTCGAACCCACGAATCTTTCGATAGATGAGCTTAAGTCATCCCCCTTAGACCGCTCGGGCATCTATGCTGTTTTGTGCTGACTTCTGAATAACAAAAATAAGTTGTTTATTCAAAATTGCTGTAAGAAGTCAATGATTTAAATTACCTATTGTAGGGATCGAACCTACGACCTATCGCTTAGAAGGCGATTGCTCTATCCAACTGAGCTAAATAAGCTATGTCTTTTTGCATTTTATTATTAATTTACTATATTATAGGTTAGATTTTAAAATGATTTTTAATCAATTTTTTTAAATTCTGATACATAATGTTTTAGGTTCAAATTTATTTGGTTTTAAATTTAATAAATATATAAATTTTTATAATTGTTTTATAATATATATATATGGATAAGATTCATTCTCACGAAATTAAAATTAATTTAGAAGACCCTGAAAAAATTAAAATGTACAGTGAACCTAAAGAATTAATACAAAATATTAATGAAAATATAGCTAAGGTTAAGCTTAGGGAAGATGAAATTAAAATGTACAGTGAACCTCAAGAAATTATAATTAACAATAATTCTAATGAATTAATACAAAATATTAATGAAAATATAGCTAATGCTTATTTTGAATCTGAAATTGATAGTAGTAATAATGTAACAAAACTGAATTTTCAAAATGATATAAACAAAAAAATTTATACACCTAATAATTTTTTAATAAATAATTATAAAAATTTTTTAAATTCAAAAGGTATATTTATTATTAAAATAAATATAAATAAACTTGAAGATTATATTATTAAACATTTAAAAATACAAATGATAGATATAGAACAAAGAAAAAATAATAATATTAGTGATTCTTATATTTCTATTAAAAATTTAAAACCTAAACAAGAACTAATGAAAAATTATAATAATGATGATGTATATAATTTTTTTAATTTAAATAAACAAATTTTAATAAATACTAGTATGAAAATATTAAGATTGTCTTCTATATTTGGTTTTTATACAATTATGAAAGAAAATTCTATACAAACTAGTCCTCGTACTTCAATAACAATTATTATACCTAAAATTTTATTTGAAAATGATACAGATTTTTTAAACTTTTTATTTGATAATTATATACCTTTTTTTATTCCATTAGAAACATCATCATTTGCTAGAGATAGAATGAATATTTATAAAAAAAATATTAAAAATATTTTTAATGGTTTTAATAATGGTTTTAATAATGCAATAAATAAAGAAATTAGAATAATAAATACAATTAATATTATTTTAAATATAATAATGAAAATATTTATTACTAGAGTAATCTCATCTAATTATAATTCTAATCAAGAAGATTCATTTATTGATTTTTTAGCAGAAATTGCTAATGAATTTGTATCTATAATACCAGATACACAATGTTATTTTAATCAAGATAATTATTTAGAATTTAATCCTGGTATTTGTACACCAATAAAATATCCACAACAAATTTGTCCGGCACAAACTTGTCCGGCACAAACTTGTCCGGCACAAACTTGTCCGGCACAAACTTGTCCGGCACAAACTTGTCCAAAAAATAATAATATATTATATGTAGGTATTATAGGAGGAATTATTGTATTATTAATTATAATTATAATTGTAATATCAATGCGAGGTAACAAATCAAATACTGATGATGGTAGTGCTAATAATGTAGATGATGGTAGTGCTAATAATGTAGATGATGATAGTACTGAATAATAATTAATAATATCTAATAAAAAAAATAAATTTTATTCTTTCATATATATTGAATTTTAATAAATAAATAAATTTTTAAGTACTACTCTTAAAATATTAGTTTTTCTCATTATTCAATAAATTTAATTAAAATTTATTGAACAAAGGAAACATGACATTGTAGTTGATCCGGGGCTCGAACTCGGGACCTTCCGTGTATAAGACGGGTGCTCTAACCAACTGAGCTAATCAACCAGTTTGCATAGAGTGGGATTTGAACCCACGAATCTTTCGATAGATGAGCTTGAGTCATCCCCCTTAGACCACTCGGGCATCTATGCTGTTTTGTGCTGACTTCTGAATAACAAAATTAGCTTGTTTATTCAAAATTGCTGTGAGAAGTCAATAATTTAAATTACCTATTGTAGGGATCGAACCTACGACCTATCGCTTAGAAGGCGATCGCTCTATCCAACTGAGCTAAATAGGCTATATCTTTTTACATTTTATTATTAATCAATTTTATATTTATTGTATTTCTTCTCATTAATATTAATATTAAAGGAAGCACTCAGTGTAATATTTAGTTATAATTAATCTAAATTATCCTATATTAGTATTTAATACTTAATCATAAAATTTCTATTAATTAAGATTATCAATATAGTAAATAAAACTATTATCTATATAATAGCGATTAATTTCTAAATATTGTGTTTAGTATTTAATTACTGTTAAGAAATTAAACACGTTTTTCCTCACATTTATAGAATTTTATTCATATAAACGGGGAACTGAATTATTTGATAATTAATTATATTAATATTTCTTTAAATAACTTTATTAATTTGATATTATTTAAAGACTTTTCATTAAAGACTTTTCATTAAAGACTTTTCATTAAAGACTTTTCATTAAAGACTTTTCATTAAAGACTTTTCATTAAAGACTTTTCATTAAAGACTTTTCATTAAAGACTTTTCCTTAAAGGAACATACACATACCAATCCCAATCAAAACTGATTAAAAATAAGTATATAAATAAATTGAGAAGAATATCTACTTAATTTTTATAATTTATTTTCAAGTAAATGTTCTTCTATAAGTTTTTAGAAAAAATATTTTTAAATAATTATATATGAATTATAAAGTTAAATATGAAAGGATATAATTCTATACTAAAATTAAATTGTATTAAACAATATTAGTTTTAACTATTTTTACTTTATTAAAATAAAATGCGCTACTAATTATTATTAAAAATATTAATAATATTATTTTATAATTTCTAAATATAAAATACAATGAAAACCAATTTTTGGTGCTTGTATCTAATTTTAATAGAGCTATTGTAAATTTAATAATATATAATTCAAAAATATTATTGACCCATAAATTTTGATTCTCTGTATTAGGAAATAACTGAACAATGAGTGGATATTTATAAGTAAATTTTTTATCTAAATGATCTATGTATATAGCATCTATAGGTCCTTTATTAAAATTGGATGAAATAATATCTTTAGCTAATTTATTTCTTGCTTTTTGTGAATATATAATTGCTTGTGCTGCCCAAAAAAAAAATGGGTCTATCTTAAAAAAATCTTCATTATAATTTGAAAATAGTCCATTTGAACCAAATGTTAAAATATTAAAGTCCTGTGTATTAATAAATTTATCTATTTTATCATAAATTAATGGATCCTTATTTATAACATGAGCATCATCCTCTAATATTATTACATTATTATATTCTTTCAAATATTCAAATGCACTATAATATGCGTGAACAATATCTTCTTTTGATGTTTTAATAGTTGAAGGTTTATTACATTTTATAAATCCCTTATTATATTGAATTATTGTTTTCTTGGCAAGATTTAATAAAAATGGATCATTTTTAAATCGGTTGCTTCCTTCCATTGATAATATAAGAACAACATCAACATTCTTAAGAATAGGTGTTATTGTTGTATTTAATATTTTATATGAGTAACATGTCATATATATATGTATATATAAAAAATTACTATCTGAAAATAAAATAATAGTTTAAGATTCTATGACTATATCTGGATATAGTAAGCTTTAATATTTTACAGCGGAGACTATTTTAAATTTTGAAATTATTTTTTACATCATTTTTGAATATTTATCAAAAATATCTTCTGGTTGTGCATCATATAAGTGTTGAATATTTATTTTTACTTTTAAATTTTCTGGTAAATTACTTAATTCATAATTTTTTAACTTTACATAATCACACCAAATTTTTAAATCATTAGCAAAAAATATTTTATCTCTAAATACATTAATTAATTTTTTTGCTATTAAATTTTGTTTTATATTTTCAAAGTTTAAATCATTTTTAGGATAATTATTAACAATTATTTTAAATAATAATTCTGTAATATCAGTTAAATCATTTCTACAACAATTATCACATTTATTACAATTAAAGAATTTAGGAGGTTGATTAAAATGATTTAACACAAATCTTCTTCTACATGTATCTAAATATAAATATCTACTCATATTCATTAAATTATTAAGTTTGTTTTGTTTAATTACTGGATTTGTACATTCTTTACATACAGTTGATTTTGCAATAGCTAATGATTTATATTGAAAGAATACGACTGTTTCAGCTTCTAAATTATCACGACCTGCTCTGCCAATTTGTTGCCAATATTCTTCAATAGATGATGAAGCACCAATAATTATAACACATCTTACAATAAAATCTACACCCATACCAAAAGCAATTGTAGATACAATAATATTAATGTCTCCATTTGAAAATTTAGTTTGAACTTTTTCACGTAGTACTTTAGACATACCTGCATGATATGCTTCTGATACTGTTCCATTAGGATGTATATTATTAATTTCATTTGAAATATTTGTAGTCATTTGTCTTGAATTTACATAAATAATAATTTTATCATTTTTATATTTTTCAAAATAAGGTATTAATAATTTCATATCTATGTCTTTAGTAATATCTGTAATATCTTTTATTTTAGGTAAATCATCTTTTTTCTTTTTTGGTTTTTCTACTTTTTCTTTCTTATATTCAATACATTTAAGAAATAAATTTGGTCTATCAAAATTAGCGGTAATAATTGCAGGATTTTGTAAATTTAAAAAATTAGTTATTTCGGAAGTAACTAATTTTGTTGCTGTTGCTGTAACTGCTAATATTGGAATATTTGGATATAACTTTCTAAATTCTTTTATTTTTAAATATTCAGGACGAAAATCGTGTCCCCATACACTTACACAATGAGCTTCGTCTACTGCTAAAAATCCAAGTAAATTACTTTCAATTAATGACTTGGCTAATTCCAATCCATCACCTTTAACCAAGTATTCAGGTGACATGTAAATAATTTTAATATTACCATCAATAATTTCAAATATTTCTCTATCTTTATCTTTATTATTACCATGTAAAGCAGATACAGGTATATTCATTTTTATTAATTTTTCTTTTTGATCATCCATTAAAGAAATTAATGGTGAAATAATTAATATTGCTTTTTTTGTAACTAAAGGCGGAATTAAATAACACATTGATTTACCATATCCTGTCGGCAATAAACCAATAACATCATTACCTAATAGCAATTCATTAATAACATTAATTTGTTTATCCTTTAATTCAGAAAAACCCCAATACTTTTGTAATATTTTTTTAGCTTTATCTGTCCATAACATTTAACTTAATAAATTAATATATATTTATTTTTTTAATCAATTTTTAGTTAGGAAAATATAAAGATGATGTATTTAGAAAATATAAATAGAAACCCTGTAGAAACTGATTTAGCACGATAAATTAAAAATAAATTAGATAAAGATACTATAATAATAGGTGATTGGAGTGATAAATTAAAAATATCACCATCTAGAATTCAATATAGATTTAACTCAGAATTTAGAATTAAAAAGAAAATCGGCAGAATATTTACCTAATAAAAAGGGTACAGAACAAAAATACATTTAATTCTAAAGTATCAAACCGAAAGCAATCGAATGGAATGTAATAATTGTGATGAAAATGCACTAAATAATATGATAAAAATAATTAAATCATATTTAATAGATAAAACAAGACTATAAAAATATAGTAGATGTTATAAATTTTCTGAAACAGTAAAAGAAAAGGTGCAATTATATTTTTTTTTACTGTTAAGTATCCCATTTTTAGGTGAAAAAGGGGTAATGTAAAATAATTTAATTTATCATTTGTTTTAATTGTACATATTTATTTTTGTATTTTAAATACTTTTGTTTATAAAACGAATGAGATTGTGTATTATAGTCTAGCTCTTCAATATTTTTATCTACTATATATTGTTCATACTCTTCTCGTGGTAAATGAATTCTAGTGTTTCTCATTTTTGATTTTGCTATTTCAAAAGTTCCATCTTTATTTATTATTAAAATTTGTGGAGTTTTTGAATATAAAGATTGATTTTCTTCTTCAAGATTTTTTGGAAAATTATATTCGCGCCAATATGGTGAAGTTTTATCTAGACTATTCCATCGTGTGTAAGCATCCATTCCTCTTGACATTCCAATATCAACACGATGTAAGCGATGTAAATTTGTTTTCGGTATTTGACATTCCATTGTTATACCAAAAATCTTTGTTCTTTTATCTGTTCTATCAAAATCTGGTTTTCCTTCATAAATAGTTCCTCCAAAAACTTCCTTAATAGTATCTGATCTAATTAAGTCATTATATGTTACATTAGGTTGTACATAAATAGAAATATATTGTTGTGGACAATGCCCAATAACTAATTTTAAATCATCTACATTGTCAGTTAGTTCTTCGCCTACAAATTTTGTAAATGAATCTACTAACTCTTTGCAAAATTTGACTGATTCATTATCATTTTTTCCCATTCGTGCAGTAGCTCTTTTACTTGCATCCTCATCGTCACCACGCATTCTTACCCATAATGATGAAGTAGATTGATTAAGATTAATGAGGTCTAAATTACTTTTCCATTGTTCCTCTGTTAATTTGTCTGGATCATTTATAAATTTATTTAAATTATCGTAATATTTATAAGTTTGTAATAAATCTCCATGAACAAATATTGTATTATTTATTTTAACTAATACACCAATACCACCCTCAATTAATAACTTAAATCCTGGCTGACCAAATTTAAAAATGTCTAATCTAAATATGTTGTTATAATAGTTATTACTTAAATCTTTTTCAAATGCATATTTGTTTGCCAAATGGTTTTCTGGAGATGGAAAAATATTGCCTAACTCATGATTACCTAATAATTTAATAATTTTACCACCAGATTTTATTGCTTGTTTATTTAATGCATTTATAAACATTAATATCTTTAATTCTATTTGTGGATAATAAGAACAAGCTGGTCTATTTTTAAGACAATTATCATATTCTTTTGGATCTTTATCTTTTAAATGACTACAAAGTTTTTTATTTTTAAGACATTCCATAGTTCTGTTTGGATCTATTATATCACCACAAATTACTAGATGTTTATTTTCTCCACACCATTCATAATTTAAATCAGGTATATATATGTCCTCATCAACATTTAAATTTAAATTTAATATTTGTTCCATGTTATCATCATATGTATTTTGACTAAAATCTTCATAATGTGTTAAATTATATTGTTTCTTTTCTTTTTCATCTTTAAAGATTTTATCATCTTCTCGAGCAGGAGATTTTTTTTTTCTAATCAAATTTCCAAGGTCTCTTACTGCAATCATAAAACTTTGCATATCTCCATGGATATCAGATAAACTTAATACTTCAATATTAGGATCAATAATATTTGTTTCATAAAATGGTTTTGGCATTGGTGGTGCTATTGGTACAAAGGCTGGTGCATTAGGATTAAGTGGTCGTGGTGGTGGTGGTGGTGGTGGTGGTGGTGGTGGTGGTGGTGGTGGTGGTGGTAC